ATCAGTCCAAACATAAATTGCATCACGACCTCTGATTGCTCCTCTGATCTGTGATCCGTCGGCCAGTCTCTGTGTACCGGCTGTATTGGTTGCTGTAGGTGTGTAAGTATTTATATCTTCTTGGTCCGAAAATCTAATAAACATATCATCTTGTGTTGTTGGATCTCCAATAGTTGTTTCGGTCCCAAAGAATACTAAGTGTCTATCCGGTGTAGATACTAACATGTGACGTGACGCTGTTGGTGCACCAGATATAATAGTTGCTCTAGTAGCTGTTGCATTTGATAAAGATGAATCCCATTCAAAACAAGGGCCATCATGAATTAAACAAATTGCTTTATCACCAAAATTATCTAATGACCACATACCAGGTTCTAATACTAAGTCACCTGATGCAGCTTCTCCCCATGCAACATACTCACTAGAATTAGTTACAGTTGCTCCATCGCTATGTGCTGCTTTTGATGTACCTCTGACTCCTCTTGTAATACCAGTTAAATTATTTCCTGATACACCTGTGTACGATATTTCTTCTGTGCCAACTAAAATAAAATTAGTTCCTGAATCTGGAAAGTTTGCGGTGCTTGTTAATGTAATAGATGTTCCTGATCCACCCGTTCCAGCAGTATCATTTAATAGAGCACCATTTAAAGTTGTTGTAATAGCAGAAGCATCTTCTCCACCCCAAGAACCTAAACCCCAACCAAATCCTTGTGCTTGAACAGCTGGTCCCACAGTATAATATTTTTGTATTCTAATACCACCTGATGTAGTCGCACCAGATCCAGATTCATTCGATGGCATTGTAATAGTAAGAGTTGTATTTGTAGGTGTTGTAACCACCATAAATTTTTTATCGTCAAAATCAGAAGCACTATAGTTTGAATTAGTAATTGATGTAAAATTATCCATTAACATAATATCTCCAGGGACCATATTATGGGCGCTAGAAAAAGTTATTGTAACAGTTGGAGATCCGTTAGTTGTACTGAAAGCATTAGTTAAGGTAGTTGTAGTTTGAATTGGATGTATGTCGTAAAAGATACCTCCAGAAAAAGCATATAAAATTCTGTTTGTTCCTATAATAGAAAATTTAATAGAAGTTGAACTTACAAAATGATGAAGTCCCCTACCTGCTCCTGTAAGCTCATTTTGATTTACGTTTCCTAATTGATTCCAACCCCCTATTTTCTCTGGTGTGCCATATCTAAATCTAACATTATCACAATCAACCCATTGGCCTTCAGCTCCTGTGGGTGTGATTTGTTTATTAATACCTGGTTGAAATCCTATTTTTTGTAGCATAATATTTCACTATATATACTTTTTATTATTTTGATAGCATTATATACTATTCTAAAAAAGAAAGTAAAGATAGTGCTTTTAACTATTTTTTTTAATCATCTTACCGATTTCAGGTAGATAAATATAATTCAATGGGCTTTTATCAAATAGATCTTTTAAGTCTTGCATAGTCTCAACTAAAACTTCTCCTGGTAAATTTAAACTTGTATTAATTACAATAGGAATTTTTGTTATTTTATCAAATGCTTTTATTAAATTATAATAGTGTAAATTATTTTTTTTACTTACAGTCTGTATTCTAGAGTCGTTATTTTTAGATAGACCTGTTTGCAATACACCTTCTTTTTTTATTTTAAATACATACATCATATGTGGAGATTCTTCGATCGGCATTTCAAACCATTCTTTAGCTTTTTCTTTTAATACTGAACATGCAAAAGGTCTAAACCATTCTCTTTTTTTAATTGCATTTATTTTTTCGTGTGCTTTCTTATGTATTGGATTCATCAACAAAGATCTATTCCCTAGTCCTCTTTGACCTTGTTCACTTCTAGATTGAAAGATTGCAACTGGTTCTTCTAGTAAAACTTCAGCAACTTCGTCTGGAGTTACATTATAAATCTTATGTTTTAAAAAAATGTTTGTATTTAATTTTTGAGGGACACCTAAGTATATATTATCATTTTTAATTTTTCCTCCTAAATAAAAATTAGCTGCACCTAAACTTATTCCAAAATCACCATTAAAAGGATCACAAAATAAATTTTTTGTTTTATTTAATATTTTAGAGTTGTACAAAACATTTTGTGCACAACCCCCTGTAAAGTGTATATCTTTTCTAAGGCCCCATTGATCCATAAGTTTTGTCATTTCATTTTCAAAGTTCTTTTGTATTTTAGCAGGTCTTTCATCATATAAACTCCAAGCCATTGTTTTTCCACAATCTAGTTCATGAGTAAAATGTTTTTTTGTAAACAATTCATAACGAGTACCAATTCCGTTAGATTCAGTAGATATATGTTCTAATTTTTTATTATAAAAATATAAACTTTCTCGTTCTAAATTATCTCCATACTTAGCACCAGAGCTGTCACAAACTAAAATATTTTTAAGTTTTTTATTCCAAGTTAAACCACAATATGCATGAAATAAATGATGATAATAATCATTATAAAATATTATTTCTACATTTTTTAATTTACTATCTTTTAACATATCTTTCCACAATGAAGTCGTAGGTAATGTTTTAGGTCCTAGAGATGTTATTAAAATTTTGTTTACTTTTATATTATTTAATATGTCAAATACTGACTTAACAGGATGAGTAGTATATTTAAATCGATTGTATCTATCTAACTGCGTGTGAAATATAATCTTATTATTTTTTACATAAGTCATACATCCATCATGAGTCGTGTGAATTGCTAATATATTCATTTTATTTATATAATTTAATATTAAATACAATTGTTACTCTAGTTTTATCTGATCTAATGTTAGGAACAGAATGTTCTAACATTGCAGGAAAAATAACTAGATCATCTTCTTTAATTTCTATTTTAAAATATTTATGAGCCCAAGAATTTTCTATTTCAGATGCCATAAAAGTTTGATTTATTTGAGGATAAACATCATCAATAAATTTAGGGTAATCATTTGTATTTGTAAATACAGTTGAGTCTTGAGTTTTATTATCAAATTGTACATAATGTATCGCTGAGAAATCGCATTCCGTATGAATATGATGCATCATATGGTGACCTGCTGTCATGCAAGTATAATTAACTATTTTAAATTTAAAGTTAGTTTTTTTTATAGGCATGGACTCAAGAAACGTTTTAATTTCTTTAGTGTACAGCGGAATTAAAGAAGTATAATCTGGTTGTTTAAACTTAGAATTTGACTCATCATTAAGAGAGTGATGTAACTTGTTACTAGCAAATCCTTCAAGAGATTTACTCCATTGTGATCTAACTTGTGATTTTTTAAAATTATTTAAAATAGTTTTTAAAATTTTTTGTTTGTCATACAATTTTTTATCAATCAAACTATGATAAATTGGAAGTCCAAAAAGTGGTTTAATTTTTTCTTTGCTCACATTATTTTTTACAAAACCAATTTGGCAGTCCTAAGTGTGGGCGTCTATCAAACATATTTTCTTTAGCACCTTTTGTTTTACTGTTATTATAGTGCATAAAAACTTGTATGCATTCATTGCCTTTAAATTTTTCTCTCCAATGTTCTAAATCCTCACCTCTATAAACTAACATGTCTCCTGGTTTAAGTTCCACCTTAATACCTTTCATTCCTTCTTTACCTGATGGTTCTAAATATATATCCCATTTATCTCCACCTAGATTCATAGTTGTAGAAATTTCACAACTAAATCTGTCCTTATGTCTTACAAGTTCATCACCTTTTTTATATACTCTTGCATATGTGTATGCAGGATATAATTTTAATTCTGTTGCTTCTTCCATTATGGAGTGGCATTTTAATAACAATGTTTCCATCGCTATATCGGAATAACAGGCATAGGTGTTAACTACCTGTCCTTCTAAAGGATCCTCATAATACCCAAGCGAGTGATCAAAAGGAGAAATATACCTTTCTTTCTTACAAGTGTCATGAACTTGTTTTTTTATAGAAAGATAATTAAAAAGAAATGTAGCTAAATCTTTATCAATTGCTTTTCTTATAATTGTATATTTATTTTTTTTAAAACTCATATTAAAAATAATTAAAGTTTATAACTACTCTTCTTTTTTGATTT